GTTTTCTTAAAGTTAAATGGTACTTCATTTCCTTCAGGTAAGAAATCTTCATCTCTTTCATCTTTGGGATTTAACATTCTAAATAACTCTGTTTCTAAACCTAAGATGTCATATCTTAACTTGTTGATTTTTTTGTCTATGTCCATATTACTTGTCTTCATTTTTTCTCATTTTTCTTATACCTAAATATACAAAAAATATCTTGGGGAGCCAAATAGAAATGAAAAAAAGGTGCCCCAGAATGGAGCACCTAAAAAAGGGGGAAAAGAGAAAATGAATAAACAGAGCAATGGAAGCAACCCCCTTTTATTTCATGTTACCAATATATATTTTATTTTTAGATAGGGCAAGTTTTTCTCTAGCCTCATTTGCAAACATTAGAGACATAACACAATCATCATGATAACCTGAAGGTGAATTGAATGTCATTGTTCCACTAGCTGAAATCTTATAACTATAGGCTTCTAATTCCTGCTTTAGGTGTGGGAATAAATTACCATCAGGTAACTCTAATTCTCCATTTTGGATTTTGTAAATTAGGTTTCTAATACCCTTATTTTTACTATCATTTGTGGTAATGAATGCTGTTGATTTCCTAATCTCTTTATTTATCAATTCAAACATAGCTCTACCAACCCCATTGGTTTCAATATAACCACCATGTATGGAGTATTTTTTGAGTTCTTGGATGAAAGTTCCTGCAAGTTCTTCAAATGATCTACCATTGTCTCTAAGTATTTTGGCAACTCTTCCTGATTCATCCATAATAGTAAGGACTGAGAAATCATTAGATAATCCTGTGTCCACTCCAAAATAATATCTTCTGTTTCTTTGAGGTACATCCCATTGATTTAAGTTACATACTAGGTTAATTCCTGTGAATACATCATTACCAGATTCAGTAAATTGTGCTTCATATTCTTGTAAATAAATATCATATGGTAAGGATTTAGCTTGCTCAGCAATAAAATCAGCAGAAATATGTGGGTTTTCAATGGATTTACCAGCAAAAGAAATGAAGTCACCACCCTCATTGATGCCCTTAAGGTATGCAGTATAAAACCAATTCTTTGATTTAGGTGTAGATATCATTAAACATTTTTTCCCAATAGCAGATAGGGTTGGAAATATGGCTTCTTGCATTGCTTGTTCTTTAATATAGGCACATTCATCTACTACCATATAATTAAATGAGAAACCTCTAATACTATCATATCTCTCAGCACTGAGGAATTGGATAGTAGAACCATTAATAAATGTCATTGTCAAATCTGCTTTATTGCTTGATTTGATTATTTTATGGGCTGCATCACTTAGCTCTTGGAACACCTTTTTAGACTGATTATAGATTGGGGATATCCAAGCACCCTTACTATTAGATGTTTTTAGTAACCAATAGAGCATTAGGTTTTGTCCTAGTAATGATTTACCAAATTGTCTACCACATGCTACACTACAATACAAATGAGGGCTATTAGCAAAACCCTCAATTATTTTTTTCTGCCCTCTGTGTGGACTAAATAGTGTTATATTCATTCTTGATGTTCATCACCTGGGTCACTACCAAAGATACTATCACCCCAATTTAATTGAATATTACCTTCTATTTTGGCTTCTATCTGTTGAACATCATTCCCAGTATACTTAACAATCTGGTCAATTGCTCTTTGTCTAATCTTCTCATCCTCACTACCTAGTAAACTAATTAATTCATTCATAGCTGGATCAAGCATTTTATTTAGCTTTTCCTTCCATGTTTCATTATATTGTTCACTTGCCTTACTCCAATATTGGGTGTATTGCTGTTCAGATTTGTCATCATAGTTTTCATGACAATATTTTATCCAATCCCTAAAGTAAATAGAGGGTTGTGTCTCATATCTTAGTTTGTAGCATTGTTCTACTCTACCTTCTAACTCAGATTTACTTATTTTAGTACCTGCCATTTTGTATATCATTTGTATTTACACAATACATATATAAATTAGTTCTGTTTAGCTCTGATATTACAATATAAGCTGAATTTGAGGGTGAGTTGCATCTCCTCAATAAACTCAATCATTTCCTGACAATCACTCTCATCCTCCCTTAACATATAGAGGAATGCTATTTCTTTATTATCATTGATAAAATCCTTTACCAAATTACATTTCCAAGTCTCTATCATTCTCCTAGTAGTTTTTGAATTCCTTGAATTTGGGATTGTAGTGTTTTGTTTTCCTCTTTCAATTGGGAAATCTGTTCACCCATATTCCAAATAATTTGTCTGTAGTATGTTTCATCAGTATACCAACCTTTAGATTGAGGTGGTTTTGCTATTCCTGAACCACTTGATGTTCCAGATGTTCCTGATGTGCCCATTTGTCTTTGCTCATGTGAAGGTGGTGTTCCTCCATCCCAATGATAACCCATATTATTTAGTTTTATTTGTATTTAGATTTGGTTGTAATTCTTGGATCCAATATGTCTCCCTTTCAAACATTACTTCTTTAGGACATAACTCCAACACATCAAAGCTAAAGGCACTCCAACCTAATTCTTTAACCAATTTAGATAGTGGTTTAACTTTATGTCTACCTACCCCTCTACTATGAACATATTTTCTATGTCTTAGATTACTACTACATCCAACATACTTGTCATCTGTTAGTAAACATTCTATCACATACACTCCACTAACAAGTGGGATTGAATTTGATTTATGGTTACCTGGATATTTGTCTGGGTTTTCCTTAATATACCTTTTCATATAGTACTGATGTGCTATAGGGTCTTTATCAATATATTCCTTTACCCTATTATAGCTACAATTCTTACAATATGATTTTAGAATACCTTTAGGTTTGTCACTATAATGATAGTGATCTAATGATAGTTCTTTATTGCAATCTTTACAAATCTTTGTCTCCATCTTTTCTCTTTTTTTCTACTTGATACCAAGTTAATTTTTTACCATCCTCATCTAAATACTCATGATTCCATTCCTCATCAGTGCCATATAACTCTGTAACATCCATATTGTTGTTAAGATAATGATCTACTTGGTCAGAATCAAGCAATTTTCTAAATTTTCCTAACTTCTTAAACTTAGGTTTAGAATGGAAGTAAGTATCTAAAGTGGAGTTACCATCTTTACATTTCTTCTTTTTATCTGCTTTATCAGTAGCTTTTTTCTTAAATCCTGAATGTCCTTTTTTGAATACCATATTATGATTTCTTTTTTCTACCTCTAGTAGATTCATTGTATAAGGACATAATTTCATTATAATGCTGGTCAAATAATGAATTAGCAATTTGGGCAGTTACCTTATATTCACACCCACAAGTTGGAACTTTTCTATTCTGTTCCATTATAATATTGATTGCCTTTACAAACATAGAGATTGTAGTATGATCAATTCTTTGTTTTCTCTTGGGCTCAAATACATCTATGAGCCATTGTGCATCTGATTTAACCATTATTCTGTGTATTTACCAGCATATTATCAATTACCATAGCAACTATGGCACCTATGGCAGCTATAAAGAGGTTGTGTGTTAAATACAGTAAACTCCAAAATGCAAGACATTTACTACATGTTAATAATTTTACAACCTGAGTTAGATGGAGTAAAGGAGACCATTTCATTCCTAACCATACAATCTTATCTATCAACCATACTACAACCTTATCTTTAATAGGTTGGATTGGGTGAAAATACTTAGTGAATAGGAGGGCTACTGCTACTACTCCTGAAAATTCTATTAAATTCATATTATTTGTTATCTTTAGTTAGCATAATTTCCTTGAGATATTCTCTAACATCCCTTCTTATATTGTATGTTCTATTTCTATCTCTAGAAGCTAGTTGTTCCCTTATTTCATCAATCTGGGATTGGATGTTTTGTTGTGGTTTTCTATGGAAAATCCATGATTTAATGGCATGCCATAGTTTCTTCAATGGGTTGTGTACTAATATCCCTACAAATAAAGATAATGCACCTAAGAAAAAGTAAATAAATTCTGTGTTGTTCATTTTTAGTTGGTTTTTAGTTAATTGCCTCTGCATCCTTACAAACCTCTCTTACTTGATTTATTGCTAAGTTAAGGTCTTTGATAAGGTGTCTTTTGCTGATATTATAGTATTCATAAAGTTCCTGGAATGATCTAGCTTCTACAAATTTCTTATTCCATAACTCTCTATGATACCAATGTAGTTGTGAAACAGCTCTATTCATACAATCTGATAGTTCCTCTTTAGGTTCAACCTCCATTTCATAGCTGGGAGTATTAGTTTCACCAGTATCACTATCAATCACTCCACTTCTAGCTGAGTATTTATGTTTCCTCCAAGTATGCCAGAATGGAGATGTTTGAGATTTAAGCTGTAATGCTGCTGCTCTTAGAAGCCATCCCTTTATCTTCCCAGTTTCTAACATATCATCTAGCTGTTCATCTTTTACCTTATAGAGATCTGATAGGATATGATGGGTTAAGTCTAGAGCATATTCACTCATCCTACCCCAGGCTATATTGGTGCTTATCTCACCTACTAACCATTCATACTCCTTACTCACCCACTTATCTAATCTTACCTTTACTTCTTGTTTCATTATTTCAGTGATTTGTTAACTAAGCATTTTCCCTCCCCCCCATATCCTCAGCCAGTGCAAAATCTTATTAAAAGTTTAACTGAGGCAAAACTACAATGATTCTATCTGATCCAACAACCTTCCATCTTTATTAGGTGGTTGAAGTGCTACACCCATTGTGCCTGCTTGTGCATATATAAATACACAAAAAAATCTTAAGACAACCAAGCTATTTTGGAACTTATGCTACAAATTAGTAACTGTGTGTTTATAATTAGTAACTGTGTGTTTTTAATTAGCTAAGGAAGTAGTCTCTATTTCCTTTCTGTGTATTTATAAATGTAATAAGATAGGCTTGGCTATCCAAGTTATTTTTAATATATTAATTAAAATAAGTAGAAATATGGCTGGTGATTTACAGTTTAATGATCAATTAAAACAAAGTAAGAGATATGAGGATATGGTCTATAGACACCTTATATCAAGTAGAGGATTTGAAATACCTAAAAATTATATATTCAGACCTGATAGAAAAATATATACCAGTTATGATGATACATGGAGAAAACATCCTGATTTTAGAATCAATGAATTAGCTTATATTGAACATAAAAACTCTACACTACTAAGAACTGACTTACCTGAGAGGTATACTATGTTCAAATCCCACATATATAACCAATATAAACAACTACCTATCAAATTATGTGTATATGGTCAACAACAGAGAGATAGTGGTGTAATGTGGTTTATAGACATAGATAAAATATATAGTAGATTAAATCAACTCTCAGTATATGGTACATTTGGTAGAGATAATAAACCATACTATAAAATCCCAGACTATTGGTTCTCTTCTTATGGAGCTATTTG